GACCGGGATAAAGGCCTGATCCGTGTTCAGAAAGACGGATCAGTACTTGAGTCTGAAGTAAGGGCCTATGCCGGAAACTGTCTTGACCGGATTGCCGGACAGATCGAAGATATGAGCGATATCCAGTCGCGTAAAGCCCTCAAGGATGTTGAGCTCAGGGAAGAGCAGATTCTCAAAATCAGGCTGGCAAGGGAAGTTGAGCAGGGCAAATATCTGCTCAGAAGAGATTTTGAAGCGGAACTTGCATCCAGGGCAGTGATCCTTGATTCCGGATTACGGCATATGGTCCAGATGAAGGTGGGAGAATGGGTTGCCATGGTAGGTGGAAAGCCCGCCATGGTGCCTGACTTTATCCAGAATATGAACAGGGAGCTTGATTCCCTGATGAATGGATTTGCCACCCTGGAAAATTTCCAGGTGGTATTTCAAAAGGGAGAATAATGACAGAGCTTTTTCCAGAAACCAAGGGTATTCAAATCAAAGGGCAACCCGCCTGGTGTTCCGATGAGCTATGGGCTACCCTGCTCCAGTCCATGGACCAGGGCGGACGGTTTGAGTTTGAGTTTGAGTTCACAAGCGCCGAACGAAAGATTTTACGTAAAAGACCTGCCATCCCGGTGTCCGTGTGGTCCGAGCGGCACCGGGTGCTCACAATGAGCGCCCTGGGCGGAGCATGGAGAAACAATATCACTCCACACCTTACCGATGCCATGAACCTGATGGCCCTGCCCTACGTGCGGGAAGTCTCCGTCTGTAAAGTACCCCAGTCAGGCTTTTCCGAAGCTGCCCACAACTACGTGGGCTATTGCATTGACCGGGATCCGGGACCCGTGCTGTATGTCTACCCGGATGAGACAACCGCAAAGGAAAACTCCCAGGACAGGGTTCAGCCAATGATTGAATCTTCCAGGAGACTCAAAACATATTTCACCGGTGCCGAGCGGGACAAGTCCAGCATGAGAATAAATCTCAAACATATGCTGCTGTACTTTGGCTGGGCGCGTTCGGCATCAAGGCTTGCAAACAAACCCATCAAGCATGCCATCGCTGATGAGATCGATAAGCCCGCATTTGATCCAGGTACCCGGGAGGCAAGTGCAATTGATCTGATCCGCAAACGGCTTATCACTTTCCGCAAACTTGGGGTTTCAAAATTTATAAAGATTTCTACCCCCACGGTTGAGTCAGGCAATATCTGGAGAGAACTCAACGCATCCCAGATTATCTGTGATTATTGGGTAAGGTGTCCCCTCTGCGACCAGCTGCAGTTGATGGACTTCAAGGGTATCCACTGGCCAGACGGTGGAAAGGCTGATGCCGAGGAAATCCGGGATAAAAAACTTGCATGGTACGAGTGTGAACACTGCGACGGGCACTGGGACGATGACACCAGAGACCAGGCTGCCCGGCGGGGGGTGTGGATAGTCCGTGGTAAAAAGATTGAGATGCTGGCATATGCCGAAAAGTTCCGACCGGCTACAGTTGGGTTGCACTATACGGCCTGGTCAGATTATTTTATTTCCCTTTCCGATTCAGCAGCCGCGTTCCTGGAGGGCCAGAACGATCTTGACAAGCTCCAGGACTTTCTGAACTCGTTTGCTGCAATGCCATGGAAAGACAGGGAAGAAACAAAAAGTGAAGGGGAGATACTGGCACACAGGATCGATCTGCCCCAGGGCGTTGTCCCGGCAGATGCAGTCGCGCTCACCTGTGGCATTGATATGCAGCAGTCCGGGTTCTGGTTTGTTGTTCGAGCCTGGCGCCGGGATCTTTCTTCCCATCTTGTGCAGTATGGGTACCTCACCTCCTGGGCTGATATTAAAAATCTGGTTTTTGGGACAAGGTACCCGGTTGAGGGTAAAGGCCCTGAATCTACCATGGGCATCTGGAGAGCGGCACTGGATACCGGCGGCGGAAAATCTAAAGATGATGACTGGTCAAAAACCGAAGAGGCCTACAATTTTATAAGAACAAACGGCCGAGGGGTTATTTTTGGAGTAAAAGGAGCATCTACTCCACAGATAAAAAAAGTTACTCCCAGGGTGATTGATAAGATGGCCAGGGGCAACCGTCCGATTCCCGGCGGCATAACCCTATACTTTCTGGATGTGGATAAATTCAAGGATCAGTTCCACTGGCGTTTAGGCCGAACGTTCCAGGAAGGGATGACAGACGCTGACGGCGAAGCCATACCTGTCCAGGGCCAGCATATGACTCTCCACGAGGGCACCGGCATAGACTATGCCCGGCAAATCCTGGCGGAAGAGAGGCAAAAGGATAAAAAAGGGGTATCTACCTGGGTGGCCATCCGCCGGGACAACCATCTTTTGGACTGTGAAAACCTGGCAGCAGCCTGTGCGGATCCAGAGTGGGCCCCAAGTCTTCAGTTTATCGCAAACTCAAACGGCGCAAAAACAAAACGAAGGGTATTAAGCAGGGGGGTTGATGGGGAATAGCAGCGGATTGCTGGACGGCAAAGAAGATATCAGAAAGTTTTTGAACGGTGCAACCGATTACAAGCTCAAAAAATACCTGAACGCAGGTATGCCCGTACTCATTGAAGACGGCCGATGGCTGGCCCATCAGGATAATATCGAAGATTTTTTCAAGAAATATACACGTAAAAGGGTGGTGAATATCCCTGATGATTTGTAATCAAAAAAACCCTGAAAAAAACATGTCAAGAAAAATAACACCCAAATAACCCCCCAATAACCCCCCAATAACCCCCAAATAAGCCGCGAAACAAAAAAAATCAAAAAACCCGGATGTATAATAAAGCCATACAAAAATTATTATATAAAAGGGTTCAAATGCCTACTTATCAAAATAATCAACCTATCCCATCCATTCTTTCCGGTCCCCACGGTGAAGCTTATGTAGTGGCCCCTGGTGACAGTATAGAGGTCCCATTCTATATTGTTAATGCCAACTTCACAAAAACCAGTGATACACCCCTGACTAACAGGGTAACTTCCATAGCCGCTGGCACTCTTGCATCATCTGCTGTAGACCATATTCTCAACGCCAATACCCGGAAATTTATAATCACACAGATAACTGGCACTGTAACTGTCAGGCCCCAGTTGGATACGGCCCTGGCTGTCATGCTGGACTGGACATCTGATGACCCTGTAATTTTATTTGATCTTGATGATTATCCCTGTGAGAAATTGAGGCTTTCAGGCGTCGGTTCCTGCACTGTTCTGGAGTACGCATACTGATGGCCGGAATAGCTCTTGCCCAGGCAGAGGCAAAGCTTGCCATGTGGCTTGCTGCTGAAGATGCTGTGGCCAACAGCCAGTCTTATACCATGGGCAGCCGCAGTATGACCCGTGCCAATCTCAGGGAGATCCGGGAGACCCTTGACTACTGGGAACGTAGAGTTCAGCGCCTTTCCAGGGGTGGTATCAGGATCAGGGGTGGCTCTCCATGTTAAAAGAAGTTCAATCCCCGAAGTTTCCCCAGGTGAAACCAAACTTACTGGATCGTGCAGTTGGATATTTTTCTCCTGGCCGGGCAGCAAAACGTCTTAAATCCAGAATGACCCTTGAACTCTTCAACAGCTATGCCGGTGGCAGTAAAAAAAGCCGGAGCATGAAGGAATGGAATCCATTCGGCAACGATGCCGATTCTGATATTTTGACGGATTTGCCAACCCTGCGCCAGAGAAGCCGGGATCTGTGCCGGAACAATCCCCTGGCTGGCGGAGCGATAAAAACCAAAGTCACGAATGTTGTGGGCACGGGTTTGCGTCTCCAGTCCAGGATAGACCGGGACGCCCTTGGCTTTTCCGATGACCAGGCGGACGCCTGGGAAGCTATTGCAGAACGCAACTGGCGGCTCTTCTGGGATTCAAAGGAGTGCGACATTTGCAGAACATTGACCGGGGCGGACATCACCCGCATGGTGTACCAGCAGGCCAAGGAAAATGGGGACGTGTTTGTTCTGCTCCCCAGAATCAAAAGGAAAAACGTACTTTACGATTTACATATTCAGATAGTTGAAGCTGACCGGGTTTGCAATAAAAATTCAGCAGCAGATACGGCAACCATGGCAGGCGGAATTCTGAAAGATGAATATGGCGCTCCTGTTGAATACCATATTTTGAAAAACCATCCTGGTTCCATAGCTCCAATTATGGAATGGGAGATCCGGCCGGCGTTCGGTGAAAACACCGGGCTCATAAATGTTATCCATCTTTTCCAGCCAACCCGGCCGGGTCAATCCCGGGGCGTCCCGGATCTTGCCGCGGTTATCGAACCGTTGAAACAACTTGGCAGATACACGGATGCCGAAATTATGGCCGCTGTTATTTCTGGCATGTTCACTGTTTTCATAGAAACAGAATCCGGCAATGAAGGCTTTGACTATTCTGATATTGGCGGAGAGACTGGCCAGGGCTCGGCTGACAAGGATATGAAGCTCGGCAATGGATTAATCCTTGAACTGGCAAAGGGAGAAAAGATCCATGATTCAAATCCAGGCAGGCCCAATCCCAACTTTGATCCTTTTGTTCAGTCAATTCTGCGCCAGATCGGTGCAGGCCTTGAGATTCCCTTTGAAATTCTGATCAAACATTTTACAGCTTCTTATTCTGCTGCCAGGGCGGCTTTGCTTGAGCTCTGGAAGTATGTGCTGTCCGAGCGCCGGTGGCTGTCTGATAATTTTTTAAGACAGGTTTATGAGGTCTTTATGTATGAAGCCGTGGCTGCAGGCAGGATTGCCGCTCCTGGATTTCTTGCTGACCCCTCTATCCGTGCAGCATATCTTGGCTGCGAATTTGTTGGACCGTCCAAGGGCCAGCTCAATGAGCTTATGGAAGTGAAAGCTGCCCAGGCAAGAGTTGATGGAGGCTTCTCAACTCTTGCTGATGAGACTGCCGAGCTTACGGGCAAGGATTGGGAGCGGAACCACAAACAGCAGGTCAAGGAAAACAAACGGCGGATTGAAGATGGCTTGGTAATACCTGATCCGGTGTTAAATGTTGAGGGAGAAGCAAATGATAATCCAACTGAATAACGCGAAATGTACAGGCCTTGCACTGGTTGCCCCAGTAACCCTTGCCAAGGAAGATGCGACCGGCAACGAGTTTCTGATCGAGGCCTATACCGGGGAAACGGTGGAGCGGTGGTGGGGAATGCTTGCCATAGATGTGGCAGGAATCAAGGCTAAAAAACAAATCCCGGTGCTGATGAATCACGACTCGGACAAGATCGTTGGGCACTCAACTAAAACCTATCAGGATGGCAGTTTTTTTGTGGGTGGAAAGTTTTCAGGCGTGACACCAACTGCTCTGGAAGTAAAAGCCCTGGCGGCTGAAGGGTTCCCATGGCAGGCGTCAATTGGCGTGAGACCATTAAAAATAATGAGTCTGGCAGCAGATGCAACAATGGAAGTAAATGGAAAGGAAATCAAAGGCCCTGCTGAAGTCTGGCTTGAGTCCGAAGTTTGTGAAACTTCCTTTGTCCCCCTGGGGGCCGATGCCAATACTTCCGTTTCAACATTTTCAAAATTTACAGAACAGGAAGCGCCCCAGGGCGAAACACAATTAAAGAAGGAACTACTTATGAAGTACACGCTTGAAGAGTTAATGGCAAATGCGCCAGTGCTCCTGGCAGAGATCCAGGCCAAGGCAAAAACCGAGGGACTGGAAGAGGGTTTAAAACAGGGAGCCGAGGCGGAAAAGAAACGTATCCAGGAAGTGCTGGAACAATCCATGCCTGGCCATGAGACGATTGTTCAGGCTTTGGCGTTTGATGGTAAGACAACTGGCCCTGAGGCGGCAATGAAGGTTCTTGCCGCTGAAAAACTGCTCAGAACAAACGCCCTTGAAGGTCTGTCCCAGGATGGAATCAAGCCTGTTTTTGCAGCCGCTCCTGTGGAACCACAGAAGGATCCCGCAACAAAGGAAGCGTTTGAGGCAAATGTTGAACTCAAGGCAGAGTTCGGAGATTTTGAAACATACTCGGCTTATCGCGCGGCCGAGAGCAATGGCCAGATAAAAACTTTGAAAAACAGGAGTGACAAGTAATGACAACTTTAGCACAGGATACCCCAAGGGTATATGAGATCGGTGACCGGGATGAGTACCCTGTCATTGCGTCAGATATCATCTATGAAGGTGCGGCAGTTGGCGAGAATGCCAGCGGATATGCAAGACCCCTGGCGGCAGCGGATGTGTTCCTCGGTTTCGCGGAAAAACAGGCGAACAACTCAACCGGTGCTGCAGGGGCAGTAAATGTCCGGGTAAAAACCAGGGGCAGAATAGTGGCATCCATTTCCGCCCTGGCCATCACGGCCAACGACCGGCCGGCAGTTTACATGTCAGATGACAACACCTTCACTCTGACTGCCACAAGTAATTCGCTTATCGGCTATGTATCCAGGTGGGTATCAACTGGAATTGGAATTGTTGAGTTTGATGCCTGCCTGGTTCGGGCAGCGCTACAAGCGTAAGGAGATTTATCGTGAATAGAATAACAGAACGACAGGTTATCGGCTGGTTTTACATGATTCTTGCGGCTGCAGGTGCTCCATGGATTGATGCAATCTCGAACTATTTTACATCGGATCAGTCAAGCGAAGAGTATGCCTGGCTTGGAATGTCCCCTACCATGCGTGAATGGGTTGGCGGCAGGCAGGCAAAAGGGTTCAGGGAGAATGGCCTCACCATTACGAATAAACATTTCGAGGCAACACTTGAGATCCTTGTCCGGGATATGCGCCGGGACAAAACCGGGCAGATCAAAGCCAGGATCCAGGACCTTGCAAAACGATCCACCACCCACTGGGCCTCCCTGATCTCCACTTTGATTTTAAATGCAGAGGCAGGTGTCTGTTACGATGGCCAGTATTTTTTTGATACTGATCATTCCGAGGGTGATTCCGGAACCCAGAGTAATGATATCTCAGTCACTCTTTCCGCCCTGCCCTGCCCATTGCATGGGACCACTACGTTTCCAAGTGTTCCTGACATGCAGTTGTCTTTGGCCAAGGGTGTAAGCCAGATCGTATCGTTTAAAGATGACCAGGGCGAACCCATGAACGAGGATGCAAGTTCCTTCCTTGTTATGGTGCCCATCTCTTTGATGACCGTAGCAATGCAGGCAGTGGCAACGCCCATGCAGGTTGCAGAAAGCCAGACAGCTCTTGAATCTTTGAAACAGAACTTTTCAATTTCTGTTGTTCCCAATGCACGGTTGTCAAGCTGGACAAACAAGGTGGCTCTGTTCCGCACAGATTCTGCTATCAAGTCTTTTATCCGACAGGAAGAGACAGCTGTAGCAATGAAGGTCAAGGGAGAGGGGTCTGAATTCGAGTTTGACAATGACGCCCACCAATACGGAATTGATACATGGCGGAACGTCGGTTACGGCTACTGGCAAAATTCCTGTCTCATTACCTTCGCATAGATAGGAGGTACCATGAAAGATTATAAAACCATAGGGGTTGTAAGCCTGTTCGGAGGAGTTGTCGGTCTCTCGTCCGAACAGGCCGAAAGCCGGCCAAATGCAGTTAAAAAATTGAAGTCAGGTGAATACGAAGTGATTGCCCCGGTGCAGTTCAAGGCCGGGGAGATCATAGGCCTTGACAATGTTGGCAAGACTACCCTTGCCCTGCTTGAAGATCTCCAGAAACCCAGACAAAAAAAGGAAGCATAATAATGCCGGAGCTGAAATGCTGGATAGACGATTTGCTCCGCCTTATTCCGGTGGTTTTGCTTGCAGCATTCGGGGGTGCCGTGGCCTGCCTGAATCGCCCAGGCCATAAGTTCTCCTGGTGTTTTTTGCTGGTGGGAATCTTCACGGCAGGTTTTGTCGGGCTGGTAGTGCACTGCCTGCTTGCATCTGCACCCCTGGCACCCGGCCTTAAGTCTGCTGCAATCGCAATCTCTGGCTATGCGGCCAATGATGTGCTTCTTGTTTTAAAGCGTAAATTTATGGAGCGCTTAAAGTCATGACTTTTAAAACAGACATGGCTGTGGACATGGATCAGTTTTTTAATACCGGGGAGTTTGCAGACGAAGTCACTTACAACGGGGCTGTAATTCCTGCGGTATTTGACTTCGACTGCACAGCCCCGGGAGCACCTGCCGACGTTGCCCTGGTTAATGTCAGGATGTCCGATGTTCCGGATCCTCAATACCGGGATGTTTTTATCAGGGATGGTGTGACCTGGAGGATTTACAGGGACCAGACAAAAGGCAATGTGGCCGTTGATATGGGCGGCATCTGGCAGCTGAAGGTCACATGTAACGAGCGGTTTAAGGGATGGGGTGGTTGATGGATATCAATACGCTCATCGTAACGCTTACGGATGCCGTGGTAAGTCAGGATGATATTACAGCCTGGAGTACGATTGAATACGGCCATGGTTATCATGTGTTTGAAAATATCGACATGAGAAACCCGCCCGAAGAAACAGACTGTCCTCTGATTATTATCAGGCCCCAGTCTAAGTCGGGCGGAATGAATGCAGACGTAAAATCTTTCAGTCTTGGGATTGACTGTCTTGTTTTTGACAGCGGAATCCCGGTGGAGATTAACGGGTTAATCAGGTTCAAGGGCGGCAGACTGGTGGAAGAGTTACGGGCCATGGTATTCGCAAAGATCCATGGTGCCCTGCCGTCAGATTGCCATGTTGGAGATCTTGCCGTTGATTACGATACAGTGGAGCAGTTTCCGTACATTTGGTGCGGAATGACGATCAATATCGAACAGGAACAATTAATAGGGGTCAATCCCTACGAATAAGGAAATATCATGACACAAGCAACCGGAGCACTATCAAAACTGGTGATGGGCTTTCAGACAAACGCAACAACCGTGGCAACAGACGGATTTTTGATGCCCATTAATAAATCAACTTTAAAATCAACCCGAAACCAGATCACCCCAGGGACTATCCGGGGCAATCTTAACCCGACTGAGCCGAGCGACGGAAACACAAGCGTATCCGGATCAATAGATGTGCCTGTGGACTCAATCGCAATGTGGTACTGGCTCAAAGCTGCGTGCGGAGCGCCAACAACAACTGGCTCAGTCTCTCCGTGGACGCATGTTTTCAAAACAGGTGACCCGGCAGCTCCACGGCCATACATTACCATTGAACATCAGTTTACAGATCTTGCGACCCCGCAGTTTTTTCTTTACACGGGCTGCAAGATAACATCCATAGCTTTGTCGATGGGTACTGACGCAGAACTGGTTGCTACGCTTAATGTTATCGCCATTTCTGAAACCATCGGAACAACATCTTTTGATGCAACTCCGACAACAATTACAATGTCCAGGCTCAAAAATAACCAGATGGCTTTAAAGGAAGGCGGGTCTTTGATCGCAAACGCAAAGACCCTTGACACAAACATCAACTGGAATTGCGATTCAGATCAATACGTAATCGGTGGCGGTGGTTCTTTGGGCGCAATCCCAGATGGCGTAATGTCTGTGACCGGCAATCTCTCTGCCCTGTTTGAAAATGTTCTTCTGCTCAATAAGGCAATGAACTCAACGGAGTCTTCCATCGAAGCAACTTTTACCGCATCGGCATCATCTTCCCTTGCGATAAAATTCCCGGAGGTTAAATACACTCGTAACTCCCCTGGCATCGAAGGGCCGAAAGGCATTGTAATAAGCCTGCCATACGGCGCTTATTACGACAACTGCACCGAGGCCACAAGTACCCAAATAACCCTTGTTAATACAGAGGCACACGAATAATGAGAAAAATATTTATCGGTGAAAGAGAAATCACAATCCGGCCCCTCACAAAAAAAGAGATCAAGCTGCTCAAGCCATTGGGTTATTCATATCTTGGCTGCCAGCCGCTGATGACAGACCTTGAGGGCGTGATTGACACTGCCCTTGATATTGCGATTGATCCTGAATCCATCGAATACCTCGACGGCCAGGCCATGAAAGATACGAGGACAGTCTGGCGGGAGTTGCTAAAGGAGACGTACGGGGATAAGGATGAGGAAAAAAACTCACAGAGCACTGGCGATGGTACAACGACCGCCAGCGCATCGAATATTGCCGAACCTGCATAGATGAAAAGAACCCGGAACACTGTGCCGGGTGTGAATGGGCCAAGCCACCCTATCTCCTGCCAGGCAATATAGCCGCCTGGGAGCTCTGGCAGGAGATTAAAACCCAGCTCAGGGGAGGAGGCATGGGGATTATAGGCCTGGACTATGCCGAGGCCCGCCAGGCTGCAAGGGAACTTGATATTTTTTGGGCCAGAGGTCTTAAGAAAAAGATACAGGCATTAGAAAGGGAGTTATTAATTGCTCAATCTATTCGCAAATCTGACAACTGATGGTTTATCAACGGCGATAGAAGCGCTTTCCAGGGGGCGGGCTAACGCTGCTAAAGCTCTGGATGATGCCGTAAAAGTTACCGCTTTTAATGCAAAGAATCTTTTGCAGAAAGAAATTAAACGCGGGATTGTTGGTGGGCAGAGAGTTAAAGAACTCTCTCATATAGCAAAAAGGCTTGGTGGGAGATCTGCGACAAGATCTCCTCTGGCTGGTGCGACTGCGGGAGTCAAATACTCCGTTCGCAAAGCAAACCCATTTACCATGGCAGTGGGTTTTATACCTGAGAAATCTGGCGGGTGGGTCAATATGGCAGAGAAACACCAGAAAGGCTTTGACAGAGAGATCACGCCAGGGTTGAGAAAGATAATCATCAATCGTGGCGGGAAATTGGGCACGGTCGAAGGTGGCAGTTCTCCATTTTTTTTGAAAAGATCAACAAAAAGATTCAAGACCCCTGCCCGTCCCCTGGTCTCTCCATTCTGGGAGCATCACCACGCGCAGTTTGAGCGGGATATCATAAAAAACTTTAAAGCAAAACTGGCCGGAGAAAGGATTTAAAAAAATGTCTGATGTGGATATAGAAATTCTGCTCACAGCCAGGGAAGTAACTGCCCAGGCCTTTGAATCAGTTAAAGCGCAATGCAGAGATCTTGCAAGCTCTGTGTTTTCCTTGGGCGGGGCCATGGCTGGACTGGCTGGGGCCGCCGGGTTTGGTGCGATCGCAAAGAGCTTCCTGGATGCGACTGCCGAAATGCAGAAAAGTGCAATCATGGCAGGTGTCAGCACAAAGGCATATCAGGAACTGTCCTTTGCCGCTGGCGAGTATATGGTTTCCCAGGACGCTCTTACCGATGGCATGAAAGAACTCGCTCTCCGGACAGACGAGTATGTAAAAACCGGGGCCGGATCTGCCAAGGAAAGTTTTCAGCGCCTCGGCTACACCCAGGCAGATCTTAACGCCAAATTAAAGGACACACCCGGGCTTTTGCGTGACGTGATATCCCGCATGGAAGATCTGGACAAAGCCGCCCAGATCCGAATTGCAGACGAACTTTTTGGCGGCACTGGCGGTGAAGAGTTTGTTGCCATGATCGACGGTGGAGTCGGTGCACTGGATCGACTGACGAAACAGGCCCATGACCTTGGCGTGGTTATGAGTGACGACCTTATAAAGCAGAGCATAGACGCAAAAAAAGAAATTGATAACCTGACAACTGTTTTGTCGGCCCAATTCCAGCGGACCATTGCTGAGTTGGCCCCTGATATTAAAAAGGTTGCCGAGGAGACCGGGGCTTGGGTTCAAAACAACCGGGAGCTTATCAACCAAAAGGTCCCTGAGTTTATCGGCGATGTCTGTGATGGTTTAGAAACTATGATGAGTATCTATAATAGCATCCCAAAGGACCTCATAGGCCCTGCAGGTGTGGGTATCATCAGTAGAATGTGGCTTGGCCCACAAGGCAGTATGGTCAGTGTGGCAATATCCGAAGCGGCCTATGCTCTTGCTGATCTCAAGGAAAAAGCATCTGCCATAGCGGC